GGGACCTAGGCTTTATTTAAAGCCCAGTTTCTTTTCTTAAGAAAAACTGCCAAACAACTTATTATAATAGACATGTTTACCAAATTTAAACGGGCAACGATTCACTCGTTTGCTAGTCTAATTGGTAAATTAGCACGTCTTATTATAACTGAGTTACCCGATGTACATATCTACACTAGGCACTTCTGTCGATTATGTGACAATAATGGATATTTATATGCATTACGTTACATGAAAATCGCTAGATCTGCCATGTATAGATATATATCGGGTAGACCTCTTAAGGTTTCTCATCCTGTGCGGTTGACGCATGATGGTATCCCAGTCTTCTTACAAGACTGGATCCCCTTCATTCGTGTGCACAGTCCAAGACATCTTCAGGTAGTAATAACCCTACTTTCTTTGGGTAGGATTTTTACTGATGTCGGTGTCTTGGATACAACACCAATTACTTCCCCTTATACAGGGAAGGAAGTGGATCAAGTGATTCCGCAATCTTTGATTGCTGATTTTCTTGATAGTTGTAATTTGAGAACGAGGATATCATTTGATTTACCTGAATCCTTTATTAGAACATCAATGGGGCCTTCTGGCCCTGCAATGAGTTCAGTAATGCATGAAGCGCAGGTTTTACCCGACACACTCGTTGAAACAATCAGTAGATTACTTCCTAGTAATCTTTCTGGTTATCTTAACAGGTGTAGATCTTACCCCCCTAAGGGAGGCAAACACTATCGAAAGATTGTGGTTGTTCCCGATAAGGAAGGAAAATCTCGCATCATTGCCATCCTGGATTATTGGTCACAACTTGCCCTAAGGACACTTCATTCACTCTTAATTAGAGTAATTAAAGGTCTAAGGTCAGATTGTACCTTTGATCAAACAGGAAGGATTTCAGAGTTTTATCATTACAATTCACGTTTCAAGGATAACTTTCATTCGTTAGATTTGTCATCTGCGACTGATCGTATGCCTGCAAAACTGCAGGAAAACCTTTTACGTGAAATGTTAGGACCAGTTGCCCATGATTACTTTCATGTTCTTACAGGTTATCCTTTCACACTTCCTAATGGAGAAATTATCCAATACGAAGTAGGACAACCTATGGGAGCATATAGTTCATGGCCACTCATGGCTTTAACGCACCATCTTATTGTATTCTCAGCTTTTAGGAAAGCTGGGGTCCGATTTAACCATCGGAGATACATGTTGATTGGAGATGACATTGTCATCTCAGGCGATAAAGTTGCTGAGTCCTACCGGAATATATGTTCTGATCTTGGAATGGAGATTTCAGAAATGAAAACTCTTGTTTCAAGTGACACGTTTGATTTCGCAAAACGCTTAATCTCGCGTGGAGAAAATATATCACCGTTACCAGTTGGTCAATTAGCCCACTGTGTCTCTACTTATTGGGACATAGTTGGTTTTATTGAACAATGTGGTGATAGGAACTGGAACTTAGATTCCTCTAAGACTTGGAGAGTCATTGCCAACCACTTTGGAACAAGTAGACGCCATTCAGATTGGCTTTATCGTAAGATAAAGTTCTTCTACTGGATGCCTAATTGTTTTCAAGCAGGTTGGAGTGACTCCATCAGGTTTCGTCTTCAAAAATGTTTTCCTGTAGGAAGTATCTCATGTGTGACAGCTCATGATGAGTTATCACGTATTTACATGGATGCCTTCTACAGAGTTACTATGAAGACTATTCATGATGGTATCATCTCTTCTGTAAAATCTTTCAATAAGTGGGCTCATAAACCCGCTCAAAGAGAAGTTATGGAAGGTGAAGATTATAATCCTCTTGTAGAACTTGT